CTTACCAAAGTTTATTGATGAAACTCGCGTTGTTCTTGGTAGAGATAGACATTGGAGAACAAACAAGTATTCAACATTTACTTTCATGTGCAATCCTGAAATAGTCCGTAAGTTCTGGAGTAGATTTTATACTTGTGCAACTGAATACATGACAGAGTGGGGTGAAGAAAATCAAATACAAGAAGGAACTACAATCAATCACATTTGGCGTTGGGAAGTAAAATTGTTTACACCTATACCATCACTTGCTCTTCATATGGGTTATGAAAGACAATTGGATCCTTATATTGATTGGAAGAAATTGTGGGATTTGATTGAGTGATGATATTTATATCTACAATGAATTTATAGTATTTATGGTAATTTAATGAGATATTCTTACGTTGAAAATGGTGTAATAATAGAAAATAATAAACCTTTGCCTACTATTTGGGCAAATGTTTCAAATTTTCATTTACTTGACGTTGAAACATTAAAAAATTATGGTTGGTATAAATATACCTTTGTTCCCGCAGATATTCAATCTAATCAAAGATCCGATGGATCTTATTGTGAGATAAAAAATGATGAAGTGTTTGAATATCAGACTGTTAGAGAAAAAACACAAGAAGAAATTTCAGAAGAGTTTGGATCTCAATGGGAAAATGTTAGAGCAAATAGAAATAAATTATTATCAGAAAGTGATTGGACACAAATTATTGACAGTCCTTTTACAGACGAACAAAAAGAAGAATGGAAATTATACCGTCAGTTACTACGAGATATAACTTTACAATCCGATCCTTTTAATATATCTTGGCCTGTAAAACCTGGAACAGAAAATGAATAACAAAATTACAAAATTGATTAAGGAAATGAACCTTGCCATATTCAATGAAAATGATTTGGTAGATAAGGATATTCTTGTAATTTATCCTGGTAAATTTCAACCGATGGCAATATATCACAAAGAAGAATATGATAGAATTTGCCGTAAGTTTGATAAAGAAAATGTTTATATTGTTACAGACGATACCACTGATCCAATAGAAAAACCACTAACATTTGATGAAAAGTCTGCAATTATGCGTCGTCATAATGTTAAGCGGATTATGAAATCAAATACACCATTTCATGCAACAGATGTTATCGAACAATTTGATAACGATAGCACCATTGTAATTTATGCGGTTGATAAAGACGATGTATCAAAGTTGAAGGATTACAAGAGATTGATGCGTTGGAATGGTAGTAGTCAATTGACATATAAAGATATTCAAAATCCGTATGTATATTATATGATTGTTAATCATGTTCGTTACGATATTCCAAGTTTTGGCAAAATGGGATCAAAGAGTATTTTTGCCGCATTAAGTGATAGAAGTGCTAAATTAGCTGAATTAAAGTCTCGTTTTATTTCTATATTTGGTTGGTTTGATGTTGGTATATTTAATATGGTTGTTTCCAAGTTCAATACAAAACGTGGAAAAATGAAAGAAGTCAAATCTGATAAAAATGGTTTAAGACCAATGCACATGATAACGAGAAAATTTTGGAATAAAGTTTACAATGAAATAATAAAGTAAAAGGTTATGTTATGGATATTAAAATTGATAGTATACAAGATGTAAAAAAACTTCTTGATGGAAAACATGAAAGTCAAAACAAAATTGCGGTAGGTTATGTTGGGGATAATTCAGAAGAAAAAATATCCCGTAAAATTGGTGATAAGTGGTTTGACGAAGACGGAAATGAGTGGGAACAAAAGAATGGATATAAAGTAAAACTTGGAAAAGAATGGCAACAAGAATTACATCAATATCTAAATACATTTCAAAATTGTCCAAAAGAAACTTGCACTTGTGGTATGCCAAAGAAAATTGACCAAAAAATGAAACGAATACACGGAATGTGTTTTGATTGTGTAGTTGATATGGAACACAAAATTCGTCTTGAAGGTAAGTGGGATGAATATGAAAAAACTAAATTGAAACAAAATGCACTTGCTTGGTTGAGTGAAGCGGAAAAAGATAAAGATGCCATTGCAAGTGAGTTATCAAGAATGGAATTTACAAATGATTTCGGTGATAATGAAAAATGGAAAACACCATTTAACAAAGAAGAATTACTAGAAAAGATAGAAAACGAATTTGCAGAATTTAGAAAAAATTTCATCGAACAATTGGAAAGGGATTTAGGAGAAAGGAGTGAAGAAGTATAATCCTATATCAGAAACATTACGAGGAATTGGTGGTGAAATATCATCAAAAAGAGTAATGATGTTTTTTTCTTTCCTTGTTATGATATTTATGGCAGTATTATCAACCTTTTATGAAAAGAAAATAGAACAATTTATATTTGACGGATTTCTTTACATAGTGGTTGGTAGTTTATTTTCAGTTGCTTCTGAACAATTTTCCGGAAAATTCACAAGAATAAATCGCGATGAATACCATTCGGATTATGATGAAAATGACATTATTGATGAACAACCAAAAAGAAATCGGAGAAACTTATGAAATCGATAATAATTGAAAGGGCAGTTCCTACAAATAAAAAACTTTATTCAAGAATAAAATCAAGAATTAAAAGTAAATATAAAGTATGGCCAAGTGCGTATGCATCCGGTGCTCTTGTAAAGGCATACAAAGCCGCTGGTGGTGGTTTTCGTAATGTAAAAGAAACTATTGAAAGACCTACATATCAACTTGAAGGATATGCTACAAATCCTTGTGGAAAAATTAGTGAATTACATTTTCGTATTCAAGAAAATGAACCTAATATGATGAATGAAGCTGAATATCGTGGTAGAAAAGTAAGTTTAGGTAAACCATTCAGAACACCGGGTGGTCCTAAAAAGTTTTCCGTTTATGTAAAAAAACCAAACGGTAATATCGTAAAAGTAAACTTTGGTCACAAGGGTGAGGGTGGAAAGAAAACAATGCGTATTAAAAAGAGCAATGCAGCCCGAAGAAAGTCTTTCCGTGCTCGTCACAATTGTCAATCACCCGGACCCAGACACAAGGCAAGATATTGGTCATGCCGTTTTGGGTGGCCAAGTTCTGGTAAAGGTGCAATAGATAAAACTTAATATATGAACTCCGATGTATTCAAATCAGTAATGAGGCCACTTCTAGATGCAAACAATGTTGCAAATAGATCCGTTTTTGCCAGCATAATGGCAAAGGCGTATGAACTTTCAACGGTTGGTTTTACTGGAACAACATTCGGTGCAAGATTGATAAAGGGTGATACTGCATTTTTGGAAAAATGTATAAATGATGCATTAGACGCAAATCATGCAGATACAACACGTGCTTCAAATAGAACGGCATATACATTGATGGCAGTTGGTTTTATGGGATATTGGGCATCTGCAAAATTTACACCAACACCGTTTATACCGGCTATGACCACCACCATAAGAGGTCCTGTTGTTAAAATTCCTGGAACACTTGAACCACTTGCTTCAAACATATTTTATTCGTTTGTTCTTGGGTATTCTGATAAACATTTAGATGCACTCACAACTTCATTAAAATCATTTCAAAGAACAATTCAAGGTAGTATAGATGGAACTACATCAACTGGAAGTCCTGTTATTCTTCCTTGGATTAGTATAATTTGATGTTTACCCATATTTATCAATATGAATAAAACAACAGAAAATATAGTTAAAGAAATAATCGGAGAGTATATCTCCCAATACATTCGTGAAGGAAAAAAGCCGAGTGGTGGTTTAACCGGTTGGTTTAGAGAAAAATGGGTAGACATTTCTCGAAAGAAAAAAGGCGGTGGACATCCTGCCTGTGGAGCATCTGCTGGTAGTAAGGCCAGAAAAGGTGGTAAACGAGCATATCCAAAATGTGTTCCTGCAGCAAAAGCCGCTTCGATGTCATCAAAACAAAAAAGAAGTGCCGTAACACGAAAGAGAAAAAAAGGTGCAACTGCTCGTGGTAAGGCAAAAATGGTTTCAACTTATACGAAAGGTTAATTATGAATGGTGTTTTGGAAGAAAAAATTGGCAAATATGTAAAAATGTTTGTCATTGGAGTTTTTGCAATACTTTTTGTTTATTTAGTTTATGACAACAATCGTTCAAAAGAACAGATAAAGACATCAACAAAAACAAAAGATAGTTTGGAAGCTCTAATAAACAAATATGAATTTGATTATACAAATTTGAAAAAAAGAGCAGACGAATTAGACTCAATAATTAAAGTTCGTAAGGATAGTATTCTTATCATACGAAAAAAATTCTATGTTTATCGTGATAAAGAAATAAAAAATCCTGATGAAGCCACAAAGTATATTATTAACTTTCTGAAAGACTAATTTATGAAATATTTAATTGCCCTATTATTTTCAGTAACAACTATGTTTGCAGTTGAAAATGACTCTGTTATATGTTTTAAGAAAACAGATGTGGTAAAGATGGCAAATCGTATTCAACTCATTCGTGATTCTGTTGAATATCTGACGGCAGTTGTGAATGCTCAAGATACTTTAATAGAATTTCATCAAACTCGTTTTGACTTATATCACCAACAATTGAAAAATCGTGACCAAATTATTGATGCTTGTAAAAAAAGAAGTATAGAACTTGAAAAAATAAATGAAGAATTACAACCACGTTGGTATGATAATAAATTACTTTGGTTTTTCACTGGTGTTGGAACTACTCTTGGGATATTATTTGCAGTTCAATGAGTAAAAATCTAAAAGATATTATCAAAGAAGAATATGCAAAGTGTGCCGCTAATCCGGTATACTTTATGAAACGTTATGCTAAAATTCAACATCCAACCCGTGGCAAGATATTGTTTGACTTATATCCTTTTCAGGAAGATGTCCTCAAAGAATTTAATAATAACCGATGGAACATTGTATTAAAGTCTCGTCAGTTAGGTATATCCACAGTTATTGCTGGATATTCACTTTGGTTGATGTTATTCAATCAAGATAAAAACATTCTTGTTATTGCTACAAAACAAGAAACTGCTAAAAACTTGGTAACAAAAGTTCGTGTTATGTATGACAATATGCCGAGTTGGTTGAAAACGGGTGTTCAAGAAGATAACAAACTTTCACTTCGATTTAAGAACGGTTCACAAATAAAAGCCGTTTCTGCTGCCGCTGACTCTGCTCGTTCTGAGGCACTTTCACTTCTTATCATAGACGAGGCCGCCTTTATTGATGACATAGATAGAATATGGGCATCTGCACAACAAACACTTGCTACTGGTGGAACTGCAATAATTAACTCTACGCCAAACGGTGTTGGTAACTTTTATCATAAACAATGGGTAAAGGCAATAAACAAAGAGAGTGCATTTAATCCGGTAGAATTGTTGTGGCAAGTTCATCCAGACCGTGACCAAAAATGGAGAGACGAACAAGACATATTGTTAGGTCCTGATATGGCAAAACAAGAATGTGACGGAAACTTTCTTTCATCCGGTCGTTCTGTTATTGATGGTGAACTTGTCCAATGGTATGAACAAACATATGTGTGTGAGCCGAAAGAAAAACGTGGTGCAGAAGATGCTTATTGGATTTGGGATTATCCAGAACCAAATAAAACATATATGGTTATTGCTGACGTTGCTCGTGGTGACGGAAATGATTACTCAGCTTTTCATGTAATTGATGTTGAAAACATGGAACAAGTTGCAGAATACAAAGGAAAACTTGATACAAAAACTTATGGTAATATGTTAGTATCAGTTGCAACAGAATATAACGATGCTCTTCTTGTAGTTGAAAATGCTAACATTGGATGGGCAGCAATTCAACAGATTATTGATAGAGGTTATCCAAATCTTTATTATACATACCGTGAAGATGGGTATACTGATCCATCCGTTCATATTCCAAAGGGTTATGACTTAAAAGACAAGGCACAAATGATTCCTGGATTTACTACAAGTGCTAAAACAAGACCACTTTTGATTTCAAAATTGGAAACATATTTTCGTGAAAGATTACCAATAATAAAATCTTCAAGATTAACACAAGAACTATATGTGTTTGTTTGGAATGGTGCAAAGGCAGAGGCACAAACAGGATATAATGATGACTTGGTTATGTCATTTGCAATAGGACTTTGGGTTAGAGATACTGCTCTAAAACTTCGTCAAGAAGGATTGTTGAAGACGAGAATGAGTTTAGATTACATGGGGAAATCAACAACACCACTAAAAACTTCTTATCAATACGGCGATGACCGTGATGGATGGAATATGACAGTAAATGGACATAATGAAGATTTAACTTGGTTAATAAAATAGAGTTTGTATTTTTTCCTACATATTTATATTAAGTTTATATTACATAAAATAGGTGACAAATGGCACAAAATAAATCATTGTTTGATAGACTAAAAACACTTTTTTCTACTAATGTTGTTGTTCGTAATGTTGGTGGTAAAAAATTAAAAGTTGTTGATACTGCTCGCTATCAAGGTGATGGAAACCCACACACATCAAAAGTTATTGATAGATATGGTAGATTACATGGAACAAAAGGAACTCCAATATCAGTATACAATCAATACAATTCATTCGCAGCAACAAAGATAGACCTTTATACTGATTATGAAGCAATGGACACAGATGCCATAATATCATCTGCACTTGACATATATGCAGATGAAAGCACACTCAAAAATGATCAAGGTGATGTTCTTACTATCAAAACTGACAATGACAATATACGTAAAATTCTTCGTAATCTTTTTTATGATGTTCTCAATATAGAATATAATCTTTGGCCATGGATCCGTAATCTTTGTAAATACGGTGATTTTTATTTGTATATGGATGTAAAAGAAGAATTGGGTGTTACAAATGTTGTTCCGTTTTCACCATATGAAGTTCAAAGAGAAGAAGGAACTGATCCGGAACATATCTATATGACAAAATTTGTATACGAAGGTCCTCTTGGTAGGGGTGAATTTCAAAATTATGAAATGGCTCATTTTCGTTTACTTGGTGATACTAACTTTTTACCTTATGGTAAATCAATGTTAGAAGGTGCAAGAAAACTTTACAAACAATTGATATTGATGGAAGATGCGATGTTGATACATCGTATTATGCGTGCTCCTGAAAAACGTATTTTCAAAGTTGATATTGGTAATATACCACCTGCCGAAGTAGATCAATACATGAATAACCTTATGAACAGAATGAAGAAAACTCCACTCGTAAATGAACAAACTGGTGACTATAATCTTCGTTTTAATATGCAAAACCTTTTGGAAGACTTTTATCTTCCAGTTCGTGGTGGACAATCTGGTACACAAATTGAAACACTCGCAGGTTTACAATATCAAGCAATTGAGGATATTGAATATCTAAAAAGTAAAATCTTTGCTGCACTTAAAGTGCCAAAACCTTATTTGGGCTATGATGAAAGTATTGAAGGAAAGGCAACACTTGCTGCTCTTGATATTCGTTTTGCTAGAACAATAGAAAGAGTGCAAAGAATTGTGGTTTCTGAATTGACAAAGATTGCAATTGTTCATTTGTATGCTCAAGGATATGAAAATGCTGATTTGGTAAATTTTGAATTAGGATTAACAGGACCTTCCATAATATATGAACAAGAAAAAGTTGCTCTTATGAAAGAAAAAGTGGACTTGGCTGGGACACTAATAGAAAAAAAATTACTTTCTATGAAATACATCTATTCCAATATATTCAATCTTTCAGAAGACCAAGCAGAATTTGAAAAGAATGAAGTTCTTGAAGATATTAAACATATGTTCCGTCAAAAACAAATTGAAAATGAAGGCAATGATCCTGCGATAACAAAGGAATCATTTGGAACACCACATGACATTGCAAGTATGCAAGTTCGTGGTGGTGGTAAAGTAATAAACGATGCCGAAGTTCCAGAAGGTGGTTGGCCAGGTGCAGGAAGACCTGCTAAGAATTTAAGTTATGGAACAGATAACAGTCCATTTGGTAGAGATCCAATCGGAAAGAAAGATGTTGGTAATACATTGAAGGTTAATAATTCACCAAAAGTAAATTACAAAGGAAATTCACCACTATCACTTGAAAACCGTGATATAGGTAAGTTGATAAATAGTATGTCCGGTATAAAGATTAAAACAAAAAAAATAATATCGGAAAGTCTAAAACCGTCTATTAAAGAAGAAAACGAATCAAATTTGTTGAATGAGAACAATTTATTAGATGAATTGTAAAATTGCCTATATTTATTCTATGAAAGTGCACATAAACAGGTATAAGGAACAATGAAGAAAATTAAACATTCTAAATTCAAAAATACTGCAATGTTGTTTGAGTTATTGACTCGTCAGATAACATCAGACATTATTTCTTCTAACGAATCCGTAGCAATACAGATTCTTAAAAAATTCTTTAATAAGAACACAGAACTTATTAAGGAATATAAACTCTATAAAACCCTTTGTGATGAAAAATTAAAGTCAGACACAAAGGCAAATATGTTAATAGAGGCAGTATTGAAAGCAAGACGTGGGTTAAACAAACATAAATTACAGAACGAAAAGTATGAATTGATAAAATCAATCAAAGAAAACTTTGATATTGATACATTTTTTCAAACAAAAGTTCAAAACTATAAAATACTTGCGTCAGTATACAAAGTTTTTGAATATAATGAGTTGGATAATCCAATTGAAATTACAAAGTCTCGTATAACAATACTCGAAAGTATAACATCAAAACCAAATACATCCGTGATAACAGAAGATTTTGCTATTGCACAAGAATCAAAAGAAGTTCGTTTGATGGCTTACAAGTATCTAGTTGAAAAATTTAATGCAAAATATAGTAATTTAACGGAATCACAAAAGGTATTATTACGAGAATACATAGAAAATGTTAGTAATACAAATAACTTAAAGTCTCTTGTTCAAACAGAAGCGGTAACTATAAAAAGATTGTTTACAAAAAACATGCATAGGGTAAAAGACAAATCCCTAAAAATAAAATTACAAGAAGTTGCAGGACTTTTGGATGAATATGAAACGATAAAGAAAGTAGAAGAAAATCATATCTCTGCTCTACTTCGTTATTACAGTTTAATAGACGATTTATCATGGAGTAAATAATGGCAGTTAATGAAATACACCCATATAATTTTCCTGCTTCACAGGCAAGTGAATTTGAAAGAAAGGGACATCCTGGAAAATTCTTTCAATCAATAACTTGTGGAACTGGAACTACAACTTTTACTGCCTCTAATTTTGGTGCAGGTGGTATAATTGTACCAAATGGAACTACGGGAACTGCATCATTGTCTTTAGGTGGAACCATTCCACTTTCTGCTATGGCCAGTACTGCTGCGGTTATACACGAATTATCATTACAGAGTGTAAAGGTGGATAGTGGAACCGTATATGTTTTAATTCGTAATCAAATGATTAGGTAATATATGAATGTAGAGTCTTTCATAAAAAAATTAAAAGAATCAGAAGAATACCGTCAGTTTGCAGAAGAATTATCATTAGATGAAATGAGCACAACTGCTGGTGTTCCCGGATACCAAACGCCAAATGCTTTTGCTAAGAGTGAAGAAGATTTTGAAGAACACAATAAAGAAACTGCAGAAGTTTATGGATATAAACTTGTTCCTAAAACAAAAAAGAAAAATTATGAATCAACCTACAAACAGGCAATGGGTTTAATTTCGGAAGGAACATATAAAGATTTTAGAACGGATGAAACAAGAAGTTCAAACAGAAAAATAAATGATTCAATTAAGAATATAAACAGAACAATCTACGAAGTAGAAAGAGTTGTTGAACATGCATTGAGATTAAAAACAGAAATGAATGTTGATCAAAGAACTCTTTGGGGTGAATCAATGGCTAGATTGAGAAAAATATCCGAAAGAATAAACAGAATTACAAAAAAAATTAACGAATTAGGTGCATAAAAATGAAACAACTACTCGTAGATACTATACTTTTTAATGTAACCCCAAAAATGATTACCGAATCTGAAAAGAAAAATGGTGGCAAAGTTATAGTTTCCGGAGTACTACAAAGAGCTGAAGCAAAAAATCAAAATGGTAGAGTATATCCCAAAAAGATTTTAATGCGTGAAGTTAAGAAGTATGCCGAAAATCAAATAAAAGAAAATCGTGCTCTCGGTGAACTTGACCATCCAGATTCATCCGTAATCAATCTTCGTAATGTTTCACATAATGTTCTTGGTGTAAATTGGAAAGATAATGATGTAGTTGGCACAGTTGAGATACTACCAACACCATCCGGAAATATACTAAAACAACTTCTTGGTGCAGGTATTCGTCTTGGAATATCATCAAGGGGGTTAGGTTCTGTTGAAGAAATAAGTGAAAGCACAGTTGAAGTTCAAGACGATTTTGAATTGATTGGTTGGGATTTTGTTTCAAATCCATCAACTCATGGTGCATTTATGTATCCACAAGGAATGGAAGAAGGTTTACATGAAGGATTGATTACAGAAGGTATATCAACAACAACAATCACAAAAATAGATCCTAAAATAAATCGCATCCATAATAATATAACAAACATTATTTGTGAAATTGGTAATGTTTGTGAATGCATATTTGATGGGAGATAACGATGCCGGCATTATCACAACAGCAACAGAAGTTAATGGGGCTTGCACTTGCTTACAAAAGAGGTAAAGTTGCTTCAAGTGATGTTAGTAAATCTGTAAAAGATTTGGCATCATCAATGTCTGAAAAAGAATTGACAAAATATGCCGGAACATCTCACAAAGGTCTTCCCAAAAAAGTCGGTGAAACAAAAACAACAATGACAAGAGAAGATATACAAAAATTAGTTTCCGATGCTGTTCAAGAAGTAATGAATGAAAAATTTACTACAAAAGTATTAACATCGGAACAAAAACAAAAATACATCGAAGCAATTTCAAAATATAATGAATACAGACAAGTAGTTCATCGTTCAAAGGCACTTCCAGAGATAGTTTCAGAAATAAAAAGACTTGTTGAATTTGCAAGTAAAAATATGGTTGAGGAATCTGGTGATTGGTTTGAAGGTGTATCACATAGAAGAAACTCAAAACGATTGAGAGAATCAGTGAGTGAGTTTCAAAAAATATCAGAAAGAATAGTTAAGTTACAAAGAACCTTGGAGTCTATCTACGAAAATATAGGTAAACAACTCGGAACATTTTACGAAATAAAAAAATAAAGGAAAATGGTTATGTCAGACCGAGTTTATACCAGTTCAAAACCTGCTCATGTTAAAGTTAAAGCGGGTGGAATGAATGTAGATACGATGATTAAGGTATTTAAGCGTAAGGTAAAGGAAGCCGGTATTCTTGAAGAATATAAAAACCGCATGGAATACATTAAACCATCAAAGAAAAAATCTGAAAAAAGAAATGCCGCTGTTAGGAGACAACACAAACTTGATTCAGAAAACTTTTAATGGAGATAATATGACCTTTTCAAGTCTTGAAAAACTAATCCGTGAGGAAACTCGGAGAGTTATTGAAAACCTGGAAAGGTCTTTTTCTTTATATGAAGAAGATGAAAAACCTGCAAGTGAAGATCCTGATAAAATGCTTGTTGTTAATAAAGAAAGTGGAAAATCATATTACATAAGTAAGAAAAGTTTTGATCCTGCAAAACATCAAAAATCTGCTCCAAAAGAAAAGAAAACAAAAACAGAAGAAGAAGAATCCGCTCCGGAAACTCCCGCTGAAACACCAGAGACACCTGAAGAAACACCAACGGAAACACCTACAACTGATACTACAACCGCAACCGATACAACTACAACAACTGCTCCTGCTGAGAGTGGAACTGAAAGTAAAACAGGATTAAAAACTGTTGGTGCTCTTAATAAAGTTGATGTAGAAAAATTGTATAAAAAATCTAATAACTTATACCCACAAACAAGAGAACATCTATTACAGTATGATTATGAAGACATAATTGATATGTATGATTTAAGAGTGGGTGATAAGAAAGTAGACTTTACAAAGTTGTATAAACGAGCAGAAATGATTGCAACATCAAAACATTCTCTAATAACACCAAAAACAATAGATGAAGAAACTCTAATGGCATTGGGTTATTATTATTTGAACACGGAAAGAATAAATAATATATTAAGATATTCACAACCAAGTTTATCAAAACCAGAAATACAGAGACAATTAAAGTTAGGTAAACCAAAAGAAGGCGATAAAAGGGAAAGGGAATATAAAAGTGCAATGAATGCATTTACAATTCGTGAAATGGATTATGCTTTCAGAGAACAACTACAACGATTGGAATATAATATATTGACATATCGTTCCGTAGAAAGTAAAGAAGTTTTACAAATGTTCATAGATGAAGGTCAATGGGTAGATAAATCATTTGTAACCACATCATTAAATCCTTTAATTACAGAAGGAACTGGCAAAAAAAGATTGCCATTATTTGAATTTTTAATTCCTGCTGGAACTTCTATACTAACATTACCTTGTCATTCAAATGATTATTGTCAC